TTTTGTGGTTAAAAATCGGGCAGAAAACCTGCGGGTCAGAAATCGGAGTTGTATTAAAAACCATGCTGTTTCATCACCTCGACGATTTGTTTCCCAGCATCGTCCAGCCAGCCTACCGTACCGATAGAACCATCTTGCCGGATGACAATGAAACCTTTTTCAGAATAATAAGCGTGCTGTGTACCGTTGCGCTGGCTGATTGCGAGAATGGCGTGTTCAGCAAGTTCATTGGCCTGCGCAAGGCTGATCTGCCGTTTTCCCATTTGCTCGATAGCGTGGCCCTCAAAACTTAGGGTGTTTGGCAACGCAGGAGGGGTAACAGCAGTTCCGGTCAATTTGATTTTACCAGATTGACGCAACGCCGTCAAATCGTTGTTAACGGCATCCAGTCGCTCTTGCCGTTT